TGCCGGTATTAAGGAGATTCCAATGCCATCACGAATACCCCGCGCCTGTCGTAAGCGTGGATGTGCAGGTACAACAACAGACAGTTCGGGTTACTGCGATAAACATCGCGGTGAAGGCTGGGTGCAGCACCAGCGCGGACTGAGCCGCCACCAGCGTGGCTATGGCTCAAAATGGACGGTGATTCGTGCCCGTATTCTGAAGCGCGATAAAGGTCTGTGTCAGTTGTGTCTGCGTGCCGGTGTGGTGAGCGAGGCGAAAACCGTCGACCACATCATCCCGAAAGCGCATGGCGGAACAGACGCAGACAGCAACCTGCAGAGTCTGTGCTGGCCCTGCCATAAAGCGAAAACAGCGCGCGAACGAATCAGGTGATAATTATTCTCACTTGTAGGGAGGGGCGGGGCAAATCCCTGCAGCCCTGGCTGTCCGGGACCGCCCGCCTCGTCAAATTTTTACACCCGCGAAATTAAAAATTTCAGGATTTGACATGTCAGAAAAATCTGTTGCGCCCGGAAGAGGGAGAAAGCCGAAGCCGACTACCCGTAAGGAACTGGCAGGCAATCCCGGCAAGCGGGCATTAAATAAGTTTGAACCAAAATTCACGCCGATCACCCATGCTGAGCCTCCCGAGTGGTTTGATGAAACCGCTCGTCATATGTGGGACACCATTATTCGTGAGCTCTGTGCCCAGCGAGTTCTTTATGTTACTGATTTGCACAACGTCGTTGCATTCTGCACTGCTTTTCGCAACTGGCATGAGTCGCAGCAGGAGGTTATGCGCGTTGGGATTACGGTAGAGAGTGAGGCGGGGCCAAAGAAAAACCCGGCACTCACGGCGGCAAATGAGGCCGCCAGACAAATGGTGACATTCGGTAGTTTATTAGGACTCGATCCTGCCAGTCGGCAGCGGCTTATCACGCCGAAGCAGGGGAGCGATAATCCATTTAAAAACCTATGACACGAAAAAATTACGTGAACGTTAATGCCGCAAATCAGTATGCACGTGATGTGGTTCGCGGAAAAATTCAGGTTTGCCGTTATGTCGTTCTGGCCTGCCAGCGTCACCTTGATGACCTGGAAAATTCAGTTAAAAAAAACTATCCGTTTAAATTTGATAAAGATAAAGCTGAGCGGGTGGCGAAATTTATCCAGCTTTTGCCACACACCAAAGGGGAGTGGGCATTTAAGCGGATGCCCATTACGCTTGAACCCTGGCAGTTGTTCTGTATCTGTGTTGTGTTTGGGTGGGTGAGAAAAAAGAGCGGTCTGCGTCGATTTCGCGAGGCTTACAACGAAATACCCCGTAAAAACGGGAAATCAGCAATGTCTGCTGGCGTTGGTCTGTATATGTTTGCCTGCGATGATGAATTTGGCGCTGAAGTGTATTCCGGGGCCACAACAGAGAAACAGGCGTGGGAAGTTTTTCGTCCAGCCAGACTGATGGCGCAACGCACGGAGCCATTGCGTGAAGCATTTGGTATTGAAGTACATGCTCAAAGCATGAGCCGTCCGGAGGACGGTGCCCGTTTTGAACCGTTGATTGGAGATCCCGGAGACGGCGCGTCGCCGAGTTGCGCTCTCATTGATGAATATCACGAGCATCAGACCGATGCACTTTACCAGACGATGCAAACCGGGATGGGGGCGCGTCGTCAGCCGCTGATTTTTGGTATCACCACTGCGGGCTATAACATTGAAGGGCCATGCTACGACAAACGTCGTGAAGTGATCGAAATGCTTGAAGGGATTGTGCCCAATGATGAACTGTTCGGGATTATTTATACCATTGACGACGGGGATGACTGGACAGATCCGGCGGTATTGCGTAAAGCGAACCCCAATATGGGGATTTCTGTCTACAGTGATTACCTGTTATCTCAACAGCGCGCGGCAATTAACAACCCACGAAAAGTGGGCGTGTTCAAAACGAAACATCTGAATATCTGGGTGGCAGCAAAAGACGCCTTCTTCAATCTTGTGAACTGGCAGAAATGTGAGGACAGGAGTCTGACGCTGGAGCGTTTTGAGGGGCATACCTGCATTCTGGCGTTTGACCTTGCGCGAAAGCTGGATTTGAACGCAATGGTACGGCTTTTTACCCGAGAGATTGACGGTAAAACGCATTATTATTGTGTCGCACCCAAGTTTTTTGTTCCCTACGACACAATCTATAGCGCTGATGTGACAGACAGTCGCACAGCAGAACGTTATCAGAAGTGGGTTGAAGGGGGATTTATTACCGTTACCGATGGTGCGGAAATTGATTACCGGGAGATCCTTGAGTCTGCGAAAGAAGCAAATCGCTTAAACGCAGTGGAGGAGTCACCTATAGATCCCCACGGAGCCACAAACCTTTCTCACCACCTTGCTGATGAAAACTTAAACCCTATTACCATCATTCAGAACTACACCAATATGTCGGATCCCATGAAGGAACTTGAGGCGGCTATCGAGGCCGGGCGTTTTCATCATGATGGTAATCCTGTGATGACATGGTGTGTCAGCAACGTGATTGGAAAGCACATTCCCGGCGACGATGATGTTGTTCGTCCGATCAAACAAGGTAACGAAAACAAAATCGATGGTGCTGTGGCGCTGATTATGGCGATTGGTCGTTGCATGCTATTTGAGAAAGAAGACACGCTGTCTGATCACATTGAGTCCTACGGGATCCGCTCGCTGTAACTGAGGTAATTATGATCATGCTGATTCTCGCGCCTCTGGTGGGCGTGCTGGGTGCGATTTTGCTGGCGTATGGTGCCTGGCTGATTTATCCCCCGGCGGGGTTTGTTGTTGCCGGGGCGTTGTGCCTGTTCTGGTCGTGGCTGGTGGCGCGATATCTCGACCGTACACAGTCGTCTGTCGGCGGAGGTAAATAGTGTTCTTTTCGGGATTATTTCAAAGAAAAAGTAACGCACCGGTGACCACGCCAGCAGAGCTGGCAGATGCTATCGGGCTGTCCTACGACACCTATACCGGAAAGCAGATCAGCAGCCAGCGGGCCATGCGACTGACGGCGGTTTTTTCCTGCGTCAGGGTGCTGGCAGAGTCGGTCGGGATGTTGCCCTGCAATCTGTATCACCTGAACGGCAGCCTGAAACAGAGAGCCACCGGCGAACGTCTGCATAAGCTGATCTCCACGCATCCTAATGGCTATATGACGCCGCAGGAGTTCTGGGAGCTGGTGGTCACCTGTCTGTGTCTGCGGGGAAACTTTTACGCCTACAAAGTGAAAGCATTTGGCGAAGTGGCTGAACTGCTGCCCGTCGATCCCGGTTGTGTGGTACCGAAGCTTAACAGTAGCTGGGAGCCGGTCTATCAGGTCACATTCCCGGACGGCTCCACGGATGTGCTGACCCAGGAGGATATCTGGCATGTGCGCACGCTGACGCTGGACGGACTGGTGGGGCTGAATCCCGTCGCCTATGCCCGCGAGGCAATATCGCTGGCGGCAGCGACCGAAGAGCACGGGGCCAGACTGTTCAGCAATGGTGCGGTGACGTCGGGTGTGTTGCGTACAGAGCAAACGCTGTCAGATCAGGCTTACGAGCGCCTGAAGAAAGATTTTGAGGAGCGTCACACCGGGCTTGGCAATGCTCACCGCCCGATGATCCTTGAGATGGGGCTGGACTGGAAGTCGATGGCGCTGAACGCCGAGGACAGCCAGTTCCTGGAAACCCGCAAGTTTCAGCTTGAAGAAATCTGTCGTCTGTTCCGGGTGCCGTTGCACATGGTGCAGAACACCGATCGCGCCACCTTCAACAATATCGAAGAGCTGGGGCTGGGATTTATCAATTATTCACTGGTGCCGTATCTGACCCGCATCGAACAGCGGATCAACACCGGACTGGTACGAAAAAGTAAGCAGGGCGTTTATTACGCCAAATTTAACGCCGGGGCGTTACTGCGCGGAGATATGAAGTCCCGTTTTGAAGCCTACGCCACCGGGATCAACTGGGGAATTTACTCTCCCAATGACTGCCGTGACCTGGAAGATATGAATCCGCGTCCCGGTGGTGATGTCTATCTCACACCGATGAACATGACCACGAAACCCTCCGATGGCAGTAAAGCCGGTAAGCAGAAGGATAACGCCAATGCAGACGAAACAACGTCTTGATGTACCGCTGAGTCTGAAATCTGTCAGTGACTCCGGTGAGTTTGAAGGGTATGGCTCCGTCTTTGGTGTAAAGGACAGCCACGATGATGTGGTGATGTCCGGGGCATTTGCTGCTTCCCTGCGGGCGTGGAGTGACAGAAAAGCGTTACCTGCGCTGCTCTGGCAGCACCGCATGGATGAACCCATCGGTGTTTACACCGAAATGAAGGAAGACGATGTCGGGCTTTACGTCAGGGGACGGTTGCTTATTGATGATGATCCCCTCGCAAAACGCGCACATGCACACATGAAGGCCGGTTCGTTAACCGGCCTTTCTATTGGGTACGCCCTGAAAGACTGGGAATACGACCGGAGCAAAGAAGCCTTTCTGCTGAAAGAAATCGACCTCTGGGAAGTCAGCCTGGTGACGTTCCCGTCTAACGACGAGGCGCGGATCAGCGACGTCAAGAACGCACTGGCCCGCGGGGAAATCCCCGAACAGAAAAAAATCGAAAGAGTCCTGCGTGATGTCGGACTCTCCCGTACCCAGGCCAAAGCATTCATGGCCGGGGGCTATGGCGCACTGTCCCTGCGCGACGCTGAGGATGTGGGCTCTGCATTGAATGCACTGAAAAATCTGAACTTCTAATCAGGAGAAATACGATGGCGGTTGATATTAAAGATGTCGAACAGGTCGCGCAGGAGCTGCAGCAGAAGTTTGACGACTTCAAAGCAAAGAACGACAAGCGCGTTGAGGCGATTGAGCAGGAAAAAGGCAAACTTGCCGGGCAGGTGGAAACCCTGAACGGAAAACTCAGCGAGCTGGAAAACCTCAAAAGCGACCTTGAAAAAGAGCTGCTTGAGCTGAAACGTCCGGCAGGTGGTGCGCAAAATAAACTGGCCACCGAGCACAAAGAGGCGTTTGTGGGCTTTCTGCGTAAAGGCCGTGAAGACGGTCTGCGCGATCTGGAGCGCAAGGCATTGCAGGTGGGCACCGATGAAGACGGCGGCTATGCCGTGCCGGAAGCACTGGATCGCAACATTCTCACCCTGCTGAAAGATGAAGTGGTGATGCGCCAGGAAGCCACGGTGATCACCGTTGGTGGTTCCGACTACAAAAAACTGGTGAATCTGGGCGGCACGGCTTCCGGATGGGTTGGCGAGACTGACGCGCGCTCCCAGACTGCCACCTCAAAACTGGGCCTGATTGAACCTTTCATGGGGGAAATCTACGGTAACCCGCAGGCTACCCAGAAAATGCTGGATGATGCCTTTTTCAACGTGGAAGCCTGGATCAACAGCGAGCTGGCAACCGAATTTGCCGAACAGGAAGAAATTGCCTTTACCACCGGCGATGGCACCAAGAAGCCAAAAGGGTTCCTGGCGTATGAATCCACGGATGAAACCGATAAGGTTCGTGCGTTCGGTAAACTTCAACATATTGTATCCGGTGAAGCGACGACGGTGACCGCAGACGCCATTATCAAACTGATTTACACGCTGCGTAAGGCACACCGCACCGGCGCGAAGTTCATGATGAACAACAACAGCCTGTTTGCCATCCGTCTGCTGAAAGACAGCGAGGGTAACTATCTGTGGCGTCCGGGGCTGGAGCTGGGGCAGCCGTCCTCTCTGGCGGGTTACGGTATCGCTGAAAACGAACAGATGCCGGATATCGCCGCTGATGCGAAAGCCATTGCATTTGGTAACTTCAAACGGGGTTACACCATCGTTGACCGTATCGGCACCCGCATTCTGCGTGACCCGTACACCAATAAACCGTTTGTCGGTTTTTATACCACCAAGCGCACCGGCGGGATGCTGGTCGATTCGCAGGCCATCAAACTGCTGAAGATTGCAGCGGCGTAATCATTCAGGGGCGCGGAACCGCGCCCCCTGTTCTGACGGGTGAAGAATCATGATCCTGAAACAAGATCTGAAATGGTCACCGGACGGTATGCGTGTTGAGGTCATTCGGGCCGGTGAGTATGACGACGGGGCGCTTCCTGCCCGGGTGCAGGAGATTGCACTTCAGGCCGGGTTAGCAGAGCGCGGAACCAGTGCAAAAAGCAGTAAAGCGGCAAAAGAGAAAAAAGCCACGGCCAGTAAAGAGGGCTGAGTATGCTTCTGACAATGGAAGAGATTAAAGCCCAACTCCGGCTGGATGAGGATTTCGATGCTGATAACCGCCATCTGCAACTGCTGGCCTGTGCGGCGCAAAAGCGGACGGAAACGTATCTGAACCGGAAGCTCTATGCTCCGGATGAAACCATTCCGGACAGCGATCCGGACGGGCTGCACCTGCCGGATGATATTCGTCTGGGGATGCTGATGCTTATCAGCCATTTTTACGAAAATCGCTCGTCGGTTACAGACGTTGAGAAAATGGAGTTGCCAATGAGCTTTAACTGGCTTGTCGGCCCGTACAGGTATTTCCCGCAATGAAAATTCGTCAGGCGCAGACCAGCGCAACCTACATTCTGCCGGACCCCGGTGAACTGAATAAACGCGTCCTGATCCGCCAGCGGGTGGATATGCCCGCGGATAACTTTGGCGTGGAGCCTCAATACCCGGTTACGTTCCGGACATGGGCGAAGGTTATCCAGACCAGTGCCACCACCTGGCAGGAAACCGCGCAGACCGGGGACGCCATCACCCATTACATCACCATTCGTTACCGCCGGGGGATCACCGCTGATTATGAGGTGGTCTGCGGTGACAGTGTGTACCGGGTGAAACGTCAGCGCGATCTGAACGGAGCGCGGCGCTTTCTGCTGCTGGAGTGTACGGAGCTGGGCGAATTTACGCAGAGTCACGGAGGCAACAATGGCGACTTCCTTTTTGCACGTTGATGTTCAGCAGCCCGCGGAGATGCGCTTTAACCGCGCCCGTGTCCGGCGGGCGTTTGTCACGATTGGTCAGCGTCATATGCGTGATGCCCGACGGCTGGTGATGCGCCGTGCGCGGTCGGCACCGGGTGAAAACCCCGGTTATCAGACCGGAC